CCAGTTCAGCGCGCCGATCTTGATCGTCTCCGCTTGGAACTCCGTATCCAACGCGTTTTTTATCTCGTCAAGCAGCTCTTTGTACATATCAATCACACGCCCTTGTCAGATGTTCGAGAAGAATGTCTTTGATGTTCTCGATTCCCTTGGTATCGAACGGCGGAATCCCGTCACTGTCAGAGTACGGCATAAAGGCCCGCTGCGGCATCTTTCGCGTGCCCGTTTGGTGATACACGCCGTAGAACACGCCAGAGAATACCGACGCTTCACTCTTGTCTGAACGCAGGTTGATCGATTGCTTGAGCTTACCGTGGAACTCGAGGATTTGACCGCTTACGCCCTTGACCTTCTTCTTTTTCTCGATTGTGCTGTCCGCGAGCGCTGGCCATCCCTTCGGCCGCCCTTCTTGCTCGAAGTTCTCCATCACCTCCTCTTTCATATACACAGCTACGTCTTTGAGCGGTTTCGATAGATCAGAAAGCTCCTTGTTCAACCGTTTGGTAAGCGTATCAATGCCTTTGTCGGTATAGGTAAACGTGATGGCCATAGCTCATCACCACTTGTCCATTACGGTTGTCGTGAACACCTGCGTGCCCGCCGTGATATAGTGTTGCGCAGAGGGAGCCGCCGCATCTGTCCCGGTTGTCTTCTTGAGCGCGCTCATCAATCGATCGTAATATGCCTGAGCCTGCTCCTGGAATCCGTGCCGCTCATATAACCGGTAAATCACGTAAGACGTTTCGTGTATCTCTTTGAGGGTTGTGTCTGTGATTGCAATAATCGAGTTGATAAACGTCTCCGCTTCCGCGAGCAGCACGGTAAGAATCGAATCGTCCGATTCCGTCAAGCTGTTAATAAGGTCTTCAGGGAACTTAGCCTTTAGTTGCGCCACTGTCATATCCGGTCACCTCTAAAAAGGACCAGCCGGCATTATACCGGCGTGGCCTATTAGGATATCGTGCTCGTAAATACTTTGCACGCGTTAGCGTTATACAAAATCGGGAGAGGATAGGAGAGTAGCGATATAGTCTTCGTGTGCCCTTCGGATGCTTCGGGAATCTTTTCCTTGACAATGACATCGGTCATAATTGGGGATCCATCGGGTTTGAGTTCAAAGTCGACAACCGCGCCGTAGCCAAGAGCAAATTGGCTTGTATTGAGCAGAATCATCTTTCCGCTTGTGCTTGAGGATTCGGGGATATACTTCGTCGCGACGTTCGAATCGTTCGCGTAGGTTCCGGAATACACGTATATCTCAGGGATTCCAAACTCTTGGAACTCGCCGATGAACCGAACGCTTGGCGAATTAAACCGAGGCTTAAGCAACCCAAAGTTGTAATTGTTTTTGCTGATATACTTTTCTGTTTTTGAGTGGTTCATAATCCCGCGTGCAAGATACGGGGTCATCAGGATAACATCCGGCCACATCCCGAGTGTTTGCGCGAACGTCTCGCATTCCGCGCCGATCAACGCGAGCGGATCCGTTGAACTGTTCACCGCAAGTGTCCCGGTTGTGCTGATGCTGTAATCCTTCTCAAATGTTCTTTCAGTCGTTGTGAAGCTGATTTTCCCAGTCAGGAGGAGTTGCCCGAACATATACTCGATACGCCGTTTAAGCCGATCGCGAAGCCCCTGGAGTTTAACGCCGTAGGAATACGCGAAGGAACGCGTGATATCCGAAGCGTCATTCAGGTTTGCAAGTTCATTCAGATTGAACGAAGAAGTCAACGCTTCCGTCGATTCGATGCTGTCGCGTTCGAAGATTTGGGGCGGCGTCACGGTAATATCTTCGGCAGTGTTCTTATAATCAATATTGCGCGCCGGATCATCACGTAATCCGATCGAGCTCATCTTGCCGGAAGTGGTGATCATTCGCCATTTGATCGTGGTCGTCGGGCTGAATATTTTACTGGATCCGAGCATTTGCGTGAGGAAGAACGGCTCATCCCTCATCTGTTGAAACACTTTTGTCAATAACGTAGTCCAGGTAGCACTGTTAAACGTCGCCATTACGCCGTCACCTCTTCTCTTTCAAGTACAATGATTCCGTTCTTCGCCAGTCTCGCTTTTGTGTCCGCGCTCAGCGTGCCGTACAGATCAGAATCGGCCACTACACCGTTGAGCAGAGTCTTCGCGTATCCGATCGTTTGGTTTTTATCTACATCTTCAGAGAGCATCGCGCACGGGTCGTAGGTATACATGTTGTACCCGACAGAGATACTTGCGCCCTTTGTGTGGCTCGATATTGTGATGATCTTCGTCGAGTAGTCTGTCGTAATCTTGGTGGTAGACGTGCCCACTGATACGGATAGTATCTCTGGAGAACCATATTCGATCGCGTACGTTGCGGCCGTGAGCGCGGTTGCGCCTGTCGTTGTCATCGTGGTCGTAACGGTCACCGCTGTGGGAGTGGCTTTGTACAACCCCGTGAGGTTATCCCATCCCATCACCTGTTTTGCGGACAGCGTCGCGTTTGTTGCAACGGATACCATCAGTTCGTATCCGCTTTCAAACCCTTCGGTTTTCAAACTCATCATTTCACCTCCACGCCGGCGAACGTTTTAGCCAGCTTGTCAATGTCTACCCCTTTAGGCGCTTCTTCGGAATCGGATAATCCTACGTAGCGTTTCGTCGGGACGGTTGTCGATGTTTCGAGGATTGATTCGAAGAACTTCTCTTGATCGGGATCCTCGACCAGTTTATCTGCCAGCATCTTCACAAGCGCGGGGGCCTTGCTCTTCGCGAGCCAGCCGTCGCGCCATTGCTGCACGTGCATCGTGTGTTTCTCTTTTTGCATTGTTTCCAGATCATCGCTGAGCTTCTTGATCTGGCCGTCTTTCTCTTTTATCTGCTCGTCGAATTGCTTGGTAAGCGTTTCCTCTTGAGCTTTCAGCTTCTCTTCAAACTGTTTGTTTTGCGTTTTCAAGGCCGCGAGTTCTTCTTCGTAGCGCTTGACAACAGCAAAATCGTTCGCGTTTTCTGCCATTCTCTTAGCTCCTTTGTCGTTGTTTCCGTAGGCCGTCTCTATGTCAATCTCTACATTCCAGGTTATCAAGTTGTGTTCTCCATCCGCGTCTGTTAGCGTGATACGTTGCATTCCGGGTTGTGCCGGGATAGGCGTCAGCGATATCTCCAAAAGTGTTGGCCCTTCCTCTTGCCCGGTCGTCTTGTTGATATAGTTGTCGTGATAGGCAGGGCTCAAGAAGTCATACCGGCCGCTTTTGATTAGCTTCTCGCCTTCCGAAGTGAACTCGATATCCGCGGCGAGCCCCTCATCTTTTATCCGCAATGCCTTAATCTCCCCGTACTTGCCACCTTTGCTCTCGTGAGACAGAAGTACTGGTATCGGATATGGCACGATCTTCCGGTCGAGATTCTTCTTGAGTTGTTCCGCGATTCTCTTCGAGTGTTCAACCCTGCCGTATCGAGAATCGTAGAAGGTTTGGAAAGGCAGGATCAGAACTTCTTTTGTCACACCGTTTTCACCTCCTGTGATTCGGTTAATAGGTTTGCAATTATGTCTTTGATCGCGTTCAATTGCGCTTCTTCCCCATGTTCCTCGGCGTGCTTGCGGTATCCCTCGCTGTCGTATTGGTTGCTTAGGATCATCCGCACGGCCTCGTCTACGGTGTTGTACAGGTATTCCTCGGGATACACGTCAGTTGCTCCCCAGAAGTGATGGATGATCGGTTTAATTCCTTTGCTCTCCGCTTCGAGGATCGCCATGCCGGTCCCTTCGGTGTAGGATGTCGAGAGGAAGTAGTTCTTATCTTCGAGGAAGGCGTTCATGTCTTTTTGATGACCTACGAAGTGGATGTTACATTCCAGCCCAAGCTGCGTGATGATGTGTTTGAGGTATTGCCAGAGCCGGATGTCTTGGAGTTCGCCGGCCCAGAATAACTCGTATCTGGGATCCAACCGCGCGAGCTGGTTCATTATCTGCACCATCATCATCGGGTTCTTCAGCGCGTTGATATGTCCGGCGAATGCGATCTTGTATCCGGTTCCGCGGTTACCGAAGCTGAATCGTTTGGTATCCACGCCCATCGGCACGAGAGCGACTTTATCCGCGGGTACGATCTCTTTCGCCAGCTCATAGATATGATCCGCTCCGAACATCACACAATCGGCGTTGTTGTAGTTGATTTGTTTCAGGAATCCGTTGTAAGCCTCGTAAGCGTGTACGCGGATGATGGTCTTCTTTGCCGGATACTTGTTTGTCCCGGCAATCGCGAGCTCGTTGCCAAATTCGTACCAAACGAGATCAGCCCAGTCGATGTACTGCTTCGCGTGTTCGATGTCACTTACCACCGCCGTCTGCACGATATAATCCCGCGCGAGTTCGTGCCGCACGCCGTGGAGGAATGAAGCGAGGCCCGGCGCGACGATGATCGCGATCTTCTTGCGTTTGGTAGCCATCTCATGATTGGCTTCACCGTACAACCGAGAGTAGTAAGAAGAAATGTTAATCCGTTCGTGATCTGCAAGTTTTAGGATTGCGGGCGCGAACCGTTTAAGCACGTTGGCGTGGCACGATTGAGCAAGTGTCTTGTTAAGCTCGTCCGCCGCCCAAGCGGTGATTGTTGTCGGTCTTGTGTCTCGAAGTATGATGAGCGCCCTGTCGATCATCCCCGTCTCCGCTGCCGCCTTGGCGCCGATTATCATCGCGACGTCGTGATACTTCTCGTATTGCAATGTGAACAGGCACCCGCTCTTGTCGAAAGCCGCAACCTTCGCCGTGTACGTCTCAAAGGCTTTTAAGGCGTTAAGCGGCTGCTTGAGCGCGTTAAACATCAACTCCTCAACGATATAAGAGTCCGGGCAATCGGGAGCCATTGACCGCGACGCCGAGATACACGCTCTGATAATGTCCTGTTCGTTGTATTCGAGCGCTTGCAAACCAAGAAGCACGAAGATGTCGTGCATCATTACGGGGATGGTCTTCGTCGTTCTCACTTCCGAAAGCAACGCCTTGCCGTACGTATAGGCTTCTTCTTTCTGCTCACACACGAGAAGCGTTTTGTAGTATTGCGCCTTGTAGTAGAGCCGCTCCATCCCGCTGAGTGTGTCGCCTTTGAGTATCTTTTCCATCATCGACAGGAGCCGCTTGCGCTTCTTCTCTCTGAGCTCCGGAGTCCATTGGTAACCGTAGTGGTTCGATATCAGGTTCGTGGTGATGGTCTCTTGTTCATATTGCGGATGGTTATGCACCGCATACTTGTAGGAGATTGTGCCGCGGCGGAATATTCGAGGGAGTGTGAGCGAGTCCTGGAGTGTGTCCGTGATGATGTTGCGCGTGATCATCATAACCGTCTTCACTTCCGGTGGCTGAGATTCAAGCAATGGCCGGAGTTCTTTTTGCGCCTCTTCCGTAAGTTCTTCATCGCCGTCGTAGATGAATACCCAGTCTCCCTCGCATAAAGCGATCGATGCGTTTCTTGCCTCGCTGAAATCTTCTTTCCATTCGTGGTCATACAGTTTGATCTTTTGATCGTTGAACCCGATGATGATCTCTTTTGTCCGATCAGCGGAACCGGTATCAAGTATCACTATCTCATCCGCGATTGGTAGAACGCTTCGGAGCGCCCTTTCTATGTTCTTTTCCTCGTCCCGTACAATCATTGCAACGCTAACTAACATCTCTCTTTATGCTCCTTTCGCATAGATTCTCGCGGATTCGAAGAGCGGCGCACAGTAGCGCAGCATCTCCTCGCGAGGGATAGATGGTACACGGATAAAACTCGGCAATTGGTTGTTTAGATAACTGGAGGCAACCGTCATGAAGTAGTTACGCAGGTATTCCGCACGGTTAATCGTTGCATTTCGCGGCATATACACGCTGTCCTCAAAATGATCGACGATATATCGAAGGATCGCGTTGATCGCTCGAATGCGCCGTTCAATCCCGTGCGTATGGCTTGATTTGTGTATGCGATAGTGGCGGAATGGTTTGTTGATCGCTTTGGTGAATGTTTAGTATTGATTCAGCACCGAGAGTATCGTCGCAATATCCTCCGGCCGCTGTTTGCTTGCTGTCTTGAGGCGTGTATCGTTGATGTTCTTGTACTGATCCTTACGCTTGGAATACTTCGTGACCGGCTCGAGATTCGAACGGCAGTTGACGTGCAACGGCGGCGTGTTGGATGCGATCGCGCCCGTATCGTGCACCGGGATGAATATGTTATTGCGTTCGCGACATATATCCGTCGTGAGCATATCAAGCACCGCGTTGAAACGATATCCCTCGAGGATCGTGCTGCCTTGACACTCTTCAAGCGTCCCGACGTTATACGCCCGCGTCGCTTCGGTGATAGCGATTGCTTTCGCCCTTTGCCTTGCGAAGTCGGTGATCTTGTTACGGAGATAGGTCGTCGCCTGCTCCGCGCTCATCCCCTGCTCGATTGTGTTCTTGATAAGATCGGTAACGTGTTCGAGTGTGTCTTGCGCTTCAATCCCCGCGAGTTTGACCGTGTACTGGCTCATAAACGCCATCGCCTTCTCGCTCGGCCGGAAGTATTCGTCGAACGCTTCCGCTTCATTCTTAATGAGTTTCGTCCCGATGATCCCGAGCAATCCCTTAATGAGTTTGGCGTCGTTCTGCAAAATGATCTTGAGCACGGCCACTGTCTGGCTCCAATCAGGTGTCGCAAATCGCCGGTTAGGCGCGCGCGTGAACTTGCCCCGCGCCTGCTTGACAATATCGCCAAATCCGCTGATACGCCCGTACAGGAACGCCGTCATCACGCCGCTCATAATCGCGTTTTGAAAATCAGGAATGATGTCGTAGGTTATGGATCGATTATCAGTTACCGCCTGCCGAAGCCGTTTCCACGGGCTCATCAGGTAGTGTGTTATTCGGTTTTCCGCGTAACTGAGCGCCGTCTTGGTCATTATCGCCGTCGGCATCCGGTATCACCGCCCCTTCGTATTCCGGGATAGATAACATGTCGCGAATCCACGGTTCCGTGGGATCCACCACGCCGCCGCTTATCAACGCGGTTATATATCCGGCCATCGCCGTCTTGTCGTCAACGCTCGGTTGCACGTTGATCGCAAACTCGCCGTAGTCTTCTTGCACGCCGAAGTTGTACTCGATGAGCCGTGTTACCAACTGGTCAAGGATTTGGTTCGCGTAGTTCGTCGCCTGCGAACGCATCGTGTCTTGGAAGAGTTGCATGTGCGTTTTGCTCATTGCATACGCGCCGGTATCCGAAGACGATGATATCAGTTGAGGTACCTGCAAGCCGCGGAAGATGAGCGTGTTAAGATACTCGATCGAATCTTGGAAACTCCGCGCCATATCGCTCCCTGGTTGAAGCGTGGATATCTTGTCACCGATCGGCACCGATACGCCAGCCTTCGAGAACCACGACGCGAATATTGCGCGCGCTGCGTTCGGATCGGACGATTCCGCCACGACCGTCGGGATCGCGAACTTCTCCATCGCAACCGCCCACCACTTCTTTAGGGCCGTCTTGAACTGCCAGCTTGAAAACACGGGCCTGAGAACGCTCTCCCCGTAGATGCCACCGCCGTTGCGGAGGACCAGACACTTCTCCGGCGGCAGGATAATCTTGCCGTACTTAATCGTCGTGAACTCAATCGCGAGCGATTCGTCATCTTGAACCTTGAACGCGCATTGATACGGCGCGAGCCGTGTGATGTCGGCCACCTTAACAACGCCATCGTCGATCGTGTAGATGATCTCCCCAACCGCGTAACCGTAGCCTTGCGCCTCGTAGATCATTCGCTGGAGCACGTTGCCGATAGAGGTGTTCGAGAAGTCTATCGCTTGGTTGATTGTCTCGTCTATCCGCTCATCCGGATGCGTGTATCTCCCGATCGATGAGTAGATCATGTTTGTCGTGTACTTGAGTCCTGCCTTGACCGTCTCGTCACGCGTGAGCATCTTTTCTTTGTCTTCGTTCTCGAGGTCATCTTCGTTCAGTATCACGCCGAGTATCTCCCAGAAGCGATCCAGGAGGCTGATATATTGCGTTGTGTCTATTTTCTGCTGTTCTGCCATCTCATCACCATGCCGTGTATTCGGATTTTGTGCCTGTGTAGAGGCCATAACGCATCGCGTCCATCAAGTGGTCCTGAAACTTTACCGGTTCATCGAGCACGCGCCCGTCTTTGTCTTCCCGCCATTTGTACGATTGCAATTCTTTGATCAGGTTCGAGCTCTCCGAGTAGACGCGGAGCTTTCGGCTCTTCGCAAAGTCGATCCCTTTGAGCACGTCTTTCTTTGCCGGCATCGCGGTTAAGCCCGCCGCCCTCAGCTCTTGGATACGGTTTGGTTCGGCGCTGTCGCAATAGATGCGGCCCAATACGTTGAGTTGCTTTATCTTGTCGATCAGTTCCGCATTTGTGAGGTGTGTCTGATAGATTAGTTCCCGCAGGTATATCTCGCCGTCGTACTCGCGTATCTCCACGAGCGCCGTCGGGTTGTTGAACCCGAAGTCAAGCCCGTATGTAACCGTTCCGGCCTTTGGCACTTCGTTTGTGAGCCGCCAGTTCGTGTAGATCAAACCTTTTGGGGATCCCCATTCACCCAGCGCATAGATTTGGTAATACGTCGGGTCTTGGTCTTTGAGCCCTTCAATCACTTGCTTGTAGTCGTCTCCGAGGAATCGATTATCTTTGTACGTTGTCTTGAGGATCGAGGCGTTCTCGACGTGTTGATCGAAGAACCGCTTCTTGAGCCAGCTATACTCGGACACGGGGTTAAACGATAAGATGATTTGGTTCGGATAGTTAGATCGGGTTCGGAGCCGAAGGTCGAGCTGCATAAAATCTTCCGGCGTTATCTCGCTCGCCTCTTCGATCCAGATGTCCGTTATGCCGGTGATGGATTTGAGCTTTTCCACGTCATCAAGGCCGGTGAAGAGTATCTGATTCTCGGAGATGCCGCGCACTTGTAGCGTGATGTCAAGCTCCGTCTTGTCGATCTTGAATAGCGGGTTAAGCTTCCATCCGCTTATAACGCTTCGCAAAAGATCGTACGTGCTGTGCCGATTGGTTCGCGCGACCTTGCGTACGATGAGATACCGGTGCCCGCGTTCTTTGAGTGTTCGGTAGATGATCTTTTGCGCGACAAAGTGGCTCTTGCCCGATCCGGCACCACCGTAGAATATTTCGTATCGCGTTTGGTTTTTGAGATATGGAATATACGCCTCGTTGAACTCTTGCGTCTTACTCTTAAACCGGATGTCTATTACGGTATCAGTCGCCATCGTCATCGAATCCGATGTTTATTTGGAATATCCCGGAGTGTTCCACGTCTATGTTATCGCGCTGCATTAGAATCTGCTTCCCGAGCCATATCTGCATCGTTCTGTCGCCGGATTCCGCAAGTTTCCATTGCATCCTCCGAAGACTTGCCCGGCCGAGAAGTCGTGCTTTGTTATATAGC